TGGGCGTTCGGCCAGTGCCTCCCGCTCGATCCGGATATGCGGTTTACTTCCTCTCACGCGCGAACCTCCCCTTTTTCCTGACGGCAGCGAATTTCCAGACCTGCGCGGCGCCCGATCCGGGTCACTTCCTCGATCTCGTAGGTCGTGCCGTCGAACAGAATGCGATCAGTCGTCAAAAGTCCGTCATAGAACCGGGTTCGGAACACGACCCGGGCCGTACTTGCCTCCCCGGCATTTTCCAGAAAATCCTGTGTTGTCCGCTCCACCACTTCCGCTCGCAGGACAGCGACCTTAGCCCAGACCTGCGCGGGCGTCCCTGCGGCATTAACCGTGGTTGTGGCGCGCTGCACCTCGACCACATGAACCAGTTTACCCGATCTCATGACCCCACCTCTTCGGCCAGCACGTCAACGACCAGAACCCCATGAGAGGTCTCACCATCAGGATCACTCATGGCGCGCATTGAAGACACCCGCCAATCCACACAGTGAAAGCCTTCTCCGAGGTCGAGGCGACCCGAATGGATCGCTGTCCGGATTGCGGCTGAGATAGTTTTTACACCCTCCCGTGATGGCTCGACTTTCCAGACATGGATCGTGTGATAAACGCGGGTCTGCGTGCGCGCGAGACTGCGCCCCTCATCGACCAGCTGCACTTCGCCTAACGTGATCGAGGGAGATGGAGCTGGCAGCTTGTTTCGATCGAGGATGGAGCTCGCAGGCACGAGGTCTGTAACCTTAGCCGTGGCGACAAGGCGCGCTCGAATTGCGATCTGGACGGCAAGGTCTACGCTCATTTTACTTCTCTGATCGCCTTTGCAATTTCACGTTTAATGCGGTTCTCTGCCTTCTTCCGCGTCAGGCGGAAACCTGGCCAAAAGAATGGTTTTGCCGCTGTCCGACTTGTGCCGTATTCGACCAGATGCGCGTAGCGGACATCGGTGTTCCCCGCAGTCACCGCAACCTGGTTGACCGGCACACTGTGTGAGCCTCCGGGTTGCGAGTATGGCGGCGTGGCATGCCCGGGAGGCGTCAATGCGATAGACCCCTTAAGGTCGCCGGTATCCTCTGGCACCAAAGCCTCCATCGCATCCACGACCTCATAGCCGCCCTTCAAAAGGGCTGGATTGACCGCTTTACGGGCAGCCTTCGGAATGGCCTGCATGCGTTTCTGGAAATTGCGGAGAGACTTCTCAGACATCAGAATGTGAACTCCCTGTATTCCCTGACAATTTCGCTGACGCCGAACGGCACCTCCTTCGCGCCCGATCCGGCCATCGCGGTTTCGCGCTGGTCGTACCACCACGCCGCGAGTTGAAGCACAGCTTCGATCAGCGAGAATGGCACCGGCTCCTGGTCGACATCGCCGAAACAGTTCTCGATCTTGAAGCCGAGCATCCGTTCCACATGGTTCTGCGCCGCGTCCAGCTTATGCTGAAGCAACACGTCATCCACGGCTCCTATGTCGTCAGTAAACGACAGCTGATCCTTGAGCTGGTTTATGGTGGCGATGGCCATGGATCAGCCTCACGGACCAGCTTCTGCCGCGTCAACGCGGACGGTATTGCTGTTGACCCAGAGTGAGGCGTTTAGCTTCATCACCGAGTTGGCGGTATCGTAGGCTTCCGAATAACTACCGACCTTCGCGATGAAATACCGCTCGGAAGGAGTACCGCCTACTGGCGCATCATCGAACTCGACCTTAAATGCATAGTCATCATTCGCTTTCTCAGCGGCGATCAAAGCCTGCTGACCGGCGTCGGCGTAGTCGATACCGGCCACCACTTCCATCGTGGGCGCGCTACGGACGCCTTTCAGGCGCTTGCGCCGGTTTTCACCGATCGCGTCGAAGGTGACCTGTTCAACCTCGTCTCCGAGGGTCCCCAGAGATTCCAGATGCGAGATGTTGGTCCAGACTTCGGCTGCGAAATCAGCCTCTGTGAAATCGGAAGATTTGTCGCTGATTACAGCACCAATGTAGAGCTTGGCGCCAGCGGTTGCATAGATAGGCATGTCAGTTACCTCGAATAGTTGCGGCGCTCTTCACGTTGCTTGGCGCCAGAATGACAGGATTTGCAGAGTGATTGCAGGTTGGTCGGATCGAGCCGCCGCTCAGGAGCGGCAGACCTCGGAATGATGTGGTCCACTTCCCGCGCGGGGTTGCCGCAGCGGATGCAGAAGGGATGATGACGCAGATGCTCCTTCCGGAGCCGCCGCCAATCGGCACCAAGGCCCCGGGCTGCCGCGCTCGGACGCTTCTTGTCGAACCGCGCCTTACGCTCTGCATCGTGTCTCTTTTGACACGCACAGCGGACACCGGCGGGTATTCGGTGGCCACAAGCGCAAATCCGAGGCGGCTTTCTGGGCATGGCGTCATCGCATCCTCAAATCAGAGAACAGGCGCGTCAGCGGGGTGGCCTTTAATCAGCACCGCGCCGAGGGCGATAGATGTGCCTCCGGCCTTGGTCAGCACTGTGCGGATATAACGACGGTTGCCGATATAACCGAGCCGGTAGACGCTGTTCGCCTCCAAGGTGCTCGGCGCACCGCCGGTAAGGTGATCCGCTGCCACGTCTGCAAAAGTGCTGCCCCCGGTCTCATCGCTTTCTTGAAGCTTGATCGAGAAATCGCCAGCGGTATCAATGGCGCCGGTATTAACCACAAGGCAGGCGCTTTCGAAGCCAAGGAGGTCGATTGCGGTGCCTGTGTTGTTGGCGCTTTGGACAGCTGGGGCGATGACCGCCACAGCGCCGATATTGGGTTCAAGTGAACGCATGATCGTCTCCTGGTTAAGTGGACATTTTGAGCTTGCGGAAGCGCGCAGGCTGGATGACGCGACCACCGACACGGCGGGTTGCGTGAATCCGGGTCAGGCCTTTGGTCGCAAGCAGGTAAGGGTTCACAAGGATCGACATCGCCAGACGATCAACAATCCGATAGGCGGAGAAGTCACCGAACAGGATTGGGAACTGGCCCGCAGCAACGTCAGGCATATCCACGGCCTCGATCACCGGGCGGCCAAGAATGGTTTCCGGCTGGCCCGCCTGGAAGGACGGCTGCCAAAGCATCCGACCATCACCATCTTTCAACGTGCGGATGACGCCGAGCGTCGTACCGTTCATCATCCACGCGCCGGAATTTCGATACATCGCAGGCTGTGCGTACATCAACTTGATCATCGCATCTGCTGAGAGGTTGGTCGCATGGCCATTGACGGTCTCGGCGATGTCAGGATTCACCATAAGGCCCTCAGGTTGCCCCGCACCGGTGCCGTTCACGAACGCAGCGCCTTCTTTCTTGCCAAAGTCCTCAGCCAGCGCGAGACGAACCTCAGCCTCGGCGGTGCCGCCGCTATCGGAGAGCAGCTCGTTGCTGATATCGACATAAGTCATCAGCTTGCGGGCCGCGACTTCAAGCTGACCAAAGGTAGCCGAGCTCTCTTCAGATTCCTCGGCCTCGCCTTCCCACTGTGCGTTGGTGCCGCTGGTCCGCTTGGGATACTTCACCGATGGCGACGTGATGCCGCGCACACTGGCAACAGAGCGGATCGGCGAGTATTCGACCAGATCGCGCACGAATTCCGTGCTCATTTCAGCCGGTGCAAGATAGCCGCCCTGTTCGTCATTGGAGACCGTCAGCGCTTTGCGGTCATCTTCCGGGATGCCGCCACCGTGACGCAGATAATTTCCGAAGGCCTTTTTCTCGACTTCAACCTGCTCGTCAGGATCGTCGTCACCGCCGCCACCGGCGCGGTTGCTCTTTGCTTCGATCTTGTCGAGGCGCTCGGAGATTTTAGACGTGTCCGCCTTCTTCTCAACCTCCTCCAGCCGATCCTCCATGGTCTTGGTCAAGTCGGCCAGCGCCTTTGTGACGATGTCATTAGGATCATCATCCCCACCGTCTTTGAAAGTCAGGGCCGTGCTGCCGAGCAGCTCGTTCTTCTTTAGATGTCGCATTTGTTACCTCTTTGCGAGCTGCGCCGTGGCGCGTTGAATGGATGCTGCCAGCGACAAAGCGCGGACAGCGGTCTTTGCTGAAGTCACCTGAG